CTCGATTGCAGTTAATCGAAGCTCAATCCATTGCAACTCCAGCAGGGATGCAAGCAGATGAGACCGTATTTGATGGCATCCGATTTGATCCTCGTACCGGACGAGCCATCTCCTACTTTATTGGATCGGAAAAGACTCAGGGTAACCTGACTGATGTTCGCTCCATTTCTTCTGACTCGGTTGTCCATATCTACGAGCCGAATCGTCCCGGTCAACTTAGAGGTCTTCCTTTTGTGTCGGCGGTTATCAACGATCTCCACGATCTAGATGATCTGCAAAAGCTGGAGATGGAAGCTTGCAAGCTTGGCGCGTCTGTCGCTCAGATTGTTAAGACTGACGCTGGTGAAGTCCAAGCGAGCAACCTCCGCGCTGGTACTGCTGGAGCGAGCGTAAACACCGCCGAGAACTATTACGAACAGGTCTTTGGATCTGGCGTTAAGGTAATGAAAAACGGTGACAGTTTCGAGCAGTTCGCGACCGAGCGTCCCGGTGTAAATATGCGCGAGTACTGGCGACAACTGACTGAGAAAGTCTGTGCTGGTGTTGGCATCCCTTACGTTTTGGTTTACCCAGAGTCGATGCAGGGAACTGTCTATCGCGGTGCGCTAGATATGTCGTCTGTATGGTTTCGGTCTCGCCATCAAGTCATGGCTTCAGCGGCTCGTCGTATTTACGAGTACGCGATGGAGTACGCGATCAAGAATGATCCTACGCTTAACGATGCTCCCTCGGATTGGTACGAAGTATCAATCACCGCTCCACGCAGCCCGAATGTTGACGTTGGCCGTAATTCTGCGGCTCAATTGGCAGAGCTAGAGGCTGGCGTTGTTACCTTTGATGAGGTCTATGGTGCGCGTGGTCTTGATTGGCGTTCTGCTTTAGAGTCAAAAGCCCAACAAGCTTTGTTTGTACGTCAACTCGCTGCAAAATACGGCGTTGATGTATCTGAGATTTCGGTGATTCAGAAAGAGCGTCCCGCAACTAGTGTTGCAACTGCTATTGACATTGAAGATGATTCTTCTGAATCTCCGCCTCCAGTTGCTCCGTCAGAAGGTGGATCGCAACCTGTTGTTGTAGAGCAGGAAGAGATTACCGCTACCGTCAAGAAGACTCGGAAACCAAAAGCCAAGAAAACCGAATGAGTTTCACAAAGAAGTCAGATTGGCTTTACTTCGCTCCGGCAAACGCTGCCGGTGATCCTGCTACCGTTCAGATCTTCGATCAGATTGGCGAAGACTGGTACGGTGGAAGCGGTCTATCTGCAAAGCAGTTTTCCGATGTTCTCAACGAGATTGGCAATGGTCCGCTGCTTGTAGAGATCAACTCTCCCGGTGGTAACGTCTGGGATGGATTGTCCATCTACAACCAGTTGCGCGGTCGCAAAGCTCCGGTGACCACTCGCGTTGTGGGTATTGCGGCTTCTATTGCGTCTATCATTGCTCTTGCCGGTGATCGCGTCGAGATGGCCGATGCCGCTCTGATGATGATCCACGACCCGTCAGGGATGGCTTCTGGTACTTCCGAGGATATGCGGAAAATGGCTGAAGCTTTGGATCAACACGCTGAAGTGTTGGTTGGAGTGTATGCTAAAAAGACCGGTCGCTCTGCTGAGTCTATCCGCGCTGCGATGAAAGCCGAGACTTGGTTTACTACCGCTGAGGCTCTAGCTTTTGGCTTGGTGGACAAACCCATCAAGCAGTTGGCTATGGCCGCTAAATGGCATCCTCGGGCAGTGACTAAGACCGCTCCTGAGACCGTCAAAAACAACCTCCGTCGAGGGTTAGAGCAATACGATGAAGGTCTTGCTGGTGACGGTCTTGAACCCGCTACAGTAGCTGACGCTAAGTCGCTGATTTCTGGCGAAGCTCCTACCGCAGATAAGGTTGATAAAGCCTACAATTGGTGGGCGCGTAATGGCCGATTTCTTGAGGCTGAACCCAACACTCCTGCGGATGTAGCGGCAAACCTCTGGGGAGGTGCTGCTGGACGCGATTGGTTCAACGCTCTATATGCTCAGATTGAGCGTCAAGAAGAGCAAGAAGACGAATCCCTAGACGACAAGCTTTCTGCTAATAGCCAAACCGCTAACGGCAAAAATGGCGTGGACTCCACGCCGCAACCAACACAACAACCCGACACAAATATGTCCGATTCCACTACTGTGACGGCTGCGGCTGCTCCTGCCGCTTCCGTTGATCTCGCTACTATCATGGCTAAGCTTTCCGCTTTGGAGGCTTCCATTAAGTCGCCCACCGCCGCTCCCGCTCCTGATCCGGTTCGTCCCGTGATTCAGAACTTGGGCAACCCGCTGCTGGAGAAGCATAAGTCTCTCCGCGCTGGTGCAGAGCGTAAGAGTTTCCTCATTGAGAATCATGGTGAGTTGCTGCGTCAGTCCGCAATGATCGCTCCTCAGAACGCCAACACCTTCGCGGCTGGCTTGGTTGTCGATTATCTCGCTGATGCTGTTATCACTGTTGCTGCCACTAAGTTGGCGATGATCGCTGGCTTTACGCGCAACGTTGGCTTGGATAACTTGCGTCCCCGCGCTACCGTTCAGGTCAAGAAGTTCACGACTGGTGATGCGACTGTTGATAACGCTACCAACTTTGAAGACGGTGCGGCTAACCAGTCCACGCTGGCTGCTACCTCGGTGACTGTTAATCAGATCACCAAGAGTTTTACCGTCACTCAGCAGGAGTTGAATCAGGGTTTTGCTATCAGCGACTTGGCTCAGGGTTCTGCTGAGATCTTTGCTCTTGGTATTAGCAAGAAGGTCACGGCTCAGATGACTGCCGCGCTGTTTGGTGCTGGTACTGTCATTGGTACTGCTGCCAACTTTGATTCTAGCGACCTTCCTGCGATCTTGGCTCTTGCCAAGAATTACCGACAGAAGTTGCTTCTGTTGGATGGTGGACACTTGGCCCGTTTGATGTTCTCCGGTCAGTTGACTGCTGCCGCTGGAACTAATCCGTTCCCTGATTCGCGTTATGGTCCGTTGAACAACGGCTATTTCGGCTTTGCGAACATCTTGGAGCAAAACGATTATACTGGTGCTATCGCTAACACTGCTGGCTTCGTTTGTGGTCAGGACGCTATCGCGATTGCGAGCGGCTTGCCGGTTGGGATGATCGCTGGCGAGTTCGTTGAGCAGCGCACTGTTGAGTTGAGCAATGGTCTGTCTGTGTTGCTCTCTGTGTGGTATTCCCGTTCTACCCGCGCTCACATGGCGTCTTACGATATCATGTTCGGTGCGGCTGCTGCGGACACTACGCAAGCCGAAGTGTTGATTACCGCTTAATCCTTTAGGATATGCGTATTGCAACAACCATAGCAGTGGACAAGACCGGCAAAACTAAATTGCTGGCTGGTCCCGAAATTGATGCGACTCTCCAGCGCACTAATTTCAACACTGTTTCTGTTCCTGAAGGAGGCAAGCTCATCTTGTGGGTACAAGGAGCCTTAGCACCGAAGATCCGCAAAGGTTAAACAACCAAAACTGGGGAGGCTGTTGGATACGCTGACAGCCTCCCCTTTAACCGAAAAACAATTTTATGGCCGTTCAAGCAGACATTTCAACCGAGTACAGCATGGGCCGAGAAGGCTTCGCGCTGGTGACTACAACCGCCGCTCAGACCGGCAACTGGTCTGGCTTGATTCCAACCGAGCCGACGGTGTTTACGTCCATCACCGGCTACCAGATCTCCGGCACTTGGACTTCCAAGACGATCCCTGCTGGCCTACCGCTGGTGGGCAACATCACTGGATTCCAGATCTCATCCGGTAGCGTTGTGGCTTTCCTAGCTCGTAGCTAATGATCTCAATCGGCATAGCACTCAATCGGTTGTTTGCCGGCCAAGCCGGTGGCACTGATGCGCCTGTGCTGCGTCGAGATGTTCTGCGGGAAGACGAGGGCTTCCTGTGGCAGGAAGACGGAACCTCAAAGCTGGTTATTACACTTGGCACTTTCGATTCTCTGTTGCGAGAAGACGCTGGTTTTCTGCAACAGGAAGACCTTTTCAAACTCGCAATCCAATCCAACTGACCTATGGCAGACTCTAAAATTACAGCACTAACGGCACTGACTGCTGCCGATCCAGTCAACGATATGTTTCCGGTGGTCGATGTATCCGATACGTCGATGGCGGCATCTGGTACGACCAAGAAGATCAGCGTCAACAACATCCTCGGAGCATCCGGCACCGCCACCCTCGCCTCCGCCACCATCACCGGCGCGGCTACGGTGGGTACGACGCTGGGTGTGACGGGTGTTTCGACGTTTGCTGCTGGCACCGCGCTGCTTCCCGCTCTTACAACGACCGGAGACGTAAACACTGGCATCTACTATCCTGCGGCAGACACGTTTGCTGTCACTACGGGAGGCACTGAGCGTTTGCGTGTAAACTCCTCCGGCCAAGTTGGAATCGCAATTACGCCGACAAACGCATATTCTAGTTCTCGCGCTTTACAAATTGGTCAAGGTGGTTTGATCGAGGGTAGAACAGGTGATTACACGACGTTTTCGCTGGCAACAAACGCATATTTGAGTTCCGCCGGAGATTGGACTTATAGTAGCAATGCAAGGGCGAATTTGTACGCTCAATCAAATGGTGCGTTTACTTGGGCCAGTGTGGCGGCTGGAACCGGAGTTGCCACCTTCACTCCTGCAATGACCCTCGATGCGAGTGGTTATCTTTTGATCGGAACTACTGATACTGGATTTACGTCAGGAGCTGGATACAAGTTTGGGCCGGGAGCCACACCTTCAAACGGTCAAGTTGGAGCGTCGTCCAGTAATGGAGATTTGACTCTACGAGTCTATTCAACTGGGGCCGCTGCGTATCGGTTTTATGTCGGTTATGGAGGCACCGTGTTTGCCACCAACACAGCTATCTCCGCTATCTCCGATGCTCGGCTAAAGGAAAACGTAAAAGACATCGACGTTGGACTCAGCGCGATTCTTGCTCTCAAGCCTCGCACATTTGATTGGAAGGCTGGCAAAGGTAAAGACATCAAAGGCGACAGAGGATTCATTGCTCAGGAGTTTGAAACCGTGTTCCCTAACCTCATCGACGAGTGGGCCGATCCTGCTCCCGAAGGCGAAGCTCCGTACAAATCCGTTCGCCAAGACCTTATTCCGGTGCTTGTGAAAGCCATCCAAGAACTCACCGCCCGTGTTGAAGCACTCGAAGCCTAATATCCCATGATTACCCTCTCTTGGATCATCGAACGCCTTCTCGTTAAGCCCATCGAAGGCAGCAATCCCGATGTCGTCATCACCGCCGACTGGCGATGCAACGGCACTGACGAAACCTACAGCGGGACTTGCTACGGCTCCTGCTCGTTCCAGCCGCCGTCTGG